GCCAGGGAACTGAAACGCTGGCAGCGTTCAGCTGCATGGAAGAGAAAACTCGTCTCCAAGTTCGATCGCAGAAGACATCATCACATCCGTATGATTACGATCGGGTTGCCTGGCATCAAACTTGTGCACCAGGACACCTTGCTGGAAAGCGTGTACGCGTACCGCCAGCAAATGACACGAGAGTTCAACCGGCTTCGACGTAAGCCGATATGGAAGAACCACGTAGATGGTGGCATGTGGTTCTTCGAATGCACAACAGACGTCGTGGAAAATGATCATGTGAAGATAAATCCTCACATGCACCTGGTAGTCCTCTGTCCAAAATTATTCCCCGTTGGGAAAATGAATGACTACCTACTCGAGCAACATTGGACCGGCGGGATCTCCCTTGGTCGTGTATTCATCAATGCCTCGAGGAATGATGATGGCACCATCAAGAAGAGTTCTGCTTGGGATGCCACCAACTACTGCATCAACTATCTCAAGAAAGATATGCAGTTCGAAGGCCGGAACCGCGGAAGGTTCGGCATTCTGTGTGGCCGATAATGGACCCCCCGCCCAGAACGAGGGCTCCGTCCATTTCGGAACCGGGGAGGAGCGCTGGTGAAGTTTAACCGGGTGCTCCAAGCCCGTGACCATGCGACTCAAGGAGTCGGACCAGGGGTGGGGTTCCCCCACCGCGTCTTACCATGAACCCACTTACCTACAAGATATGCATCGTAGGCAAGCAATCCCCATCCAAGGTATGGGATGAACCTAGCTGCAATCTTAGCCGCTATGAGACGGCGACCGCCGCTCCGCGTTGCTGCCCAGCCATATGGCTTGATCTGATATGCACCAGATCTAATCTTCGCGCGAGACATCCGGTCTGCGCGCACTGGCTTTCCCTTCTCAAAGACACGGAAACCCTTGATCTTATGCTGTGGAGCCGTCCTCAACCAGACGTAATCCTCAACAATCCCACCAGCCTGAATAATAGTTGCATACGGCATCATTCCGATCAATGACGTCTGCAATACAGCACCACCGAGCAGGACCATGTATGCATGCTCGTTGCCTTCAACAGAAGGCCATGCTCCGGTGTTCCTCTTCAACCACTTCGCTTCCCACTCGAGAACCAAAAGTGCTGTAATAAACATCAACGTCGCCCCCGACCACTGGCGGAGACTAACTTGCGACCTTTCTTTTTCCCGTTCGGGTAGATCCAGCGAACCCGCTTTCTTCCCTTCGAGAAGATCTTACCCTTCTTCCAGGTTTTCCTTCTTGCCATCAGCAAACACCTCCAACTAGATTGACCGCACTCTGCAGAGCACCTGCTTGCCAGAGCACGAACACGATCACCGCAGTGATCAGTTGATTCTCTTTGACCAATTTGAGAATCTGAGCGCCTTTCGCCACCGCGGCGACATCCTCGCATTTCTGCTCAGGAAGGCTCATGTTGGCACCTTACCCATGGGAGCGGCCATCACTCCGTTGTATGGCCCTAGTGCCAGGTTAATGGTGAGCAGACCAAAGTCTCCCTCACCTCCTCCCTTGACCTCAAGGAGACCTAGAGGAACCTCTCCTCCTGGTGCATAGATAGTCTCACCAGAGATAGGTGTCATCGTAATCAAACGATGTCCAGTTTGACCCGTCTCCGAACCTCCTACGTAGATCGGGTTGTCCCCACCCTCGGCATCAAGCGCTCGAGCGTAAGGGGGACCATCATTGAGTCCCTCAAGATGCTGGATCAACTCAGGGACGGTATTCCCCTCGTCCATGAGTTCTGTTGCCCAGGAGTCCGAAGCGTCTCCTGGCAAATTCGGTTCCTTTTCACCGACAGTGACCCGAGTATCGCCATACATCTGGATGATGGCATTGGAGCCATCAGTTCCCAGACCACCGTTGGCGACGTTAGAATCATCGCCCAGCATGTGCGATGCCATCTCCGATGGCGGGCCGGCACCGCCAGCAGTCGGTGCGACATATTGAGAATAACCCCATTCTCTCCCAATGTTCGAGAATAGAGATCTGTTGCCATCAACGGGCAACAGATTAGAGGAAATCGATGTATGACCATCATAATGACTGGAGTTGAAAAACACCTTGAAATCGTGATATGCCGGATAGGCATTCGGCCCCAGCCCAGCTGCGGCCTTACGATTCATCTTGTTCCAGAGGCGATACGCCTTCTTCCACGAATTGTATACCGTCCACGAGGTCGGCAGAGACCTCATCTGAACCTCGAGCCCAGCATCGTGCTGCCACGAGAAGGACTCGACGACGTATACATACCCCTGTCTAAACAGTTTCCTGTTGACCAGGGAAAGACATTCTCCGAGATCAATATACTCGGTAGAATTGTCGACTTTGTTAAAAGTCAGTTGCCGCACTGCTGTCTTCAAGAAATAATCAGAGAGCGGCTTCGGTCCTTAAACAAGCCTGTGTAGTTGAAGAACCGTATTGGCCCTTTGCCAATCCAATGGCGGATAATGGCCGATGTGCGTCCAGTACGAAAGACGCCCAGTTAGGGGCCAATATACAAGATAATGGAAACCCTCCGGGTTTCTTCTGTCGAGATTGCACGATCTACCATCGATGCTACCTCGATTACACGGGAGACTTGTTCACGAACACCGAGCCCATCGGTGATCCAATATGCGAGAACAACTCCGAGACCATGCGAATTCACGGTTGCTGTCCCAACCGTTGCCTGACATGTGCCAGGGAACTGAAACGCTGGCAGCGTTCAGCTGCATGGAAGAGAAAACTCGTCTCCAAGTTCGATCGCAGAAGACATCATCACATCCGTATGATTACGATCGGGTTGCCTGGCATCAAACTTGTGCACCAGGACACCTTGCTG